AATTCCATGCCTGCAAGACCCCGGCAGCCAGCCCGGACCGGCGCGTCTTGTAGCTGATCTGGATGCCATCGACGCCGTACTCTGTGAGCTTCGCATTGGCATACTCACCGGCAGCGGTGATCGACTTCAGAGACTCATCTACCGTGATGTGCTCGACCTTGCCACTACCCACGCCCTGGCGGGCAGCATTGGCCGCAATTGCTGTGAGGTCTTCCGCCTTACTTTTGGATTTCCACAGGCCGTAGTAGACGACCACGATGGAAGCTGATTGTGCGGGCGCGATTTCAAAAGTCAGAGTCTCGCTTTCCACTGCATAGTAGCACTCATAGCTTCCTGAGTCCGTGCCCTTCTGGCCGATGGTTTTGGCTGCCCCTGCCACGGTGACTGATGTCACCCGGTTCACAGGATAGCCGAGCGGGAAGGTCTTGGTGGTGCCGTCCCCCAGGAAGGCTTCGGTCTGCTCGGCAGTTTCCTCGTAGCCGCCGACCACTATCTCAGTATTTCTGTATTTCTCATTGCTTCTGGTGATTGTCAGCGAGTCCTGCAGGATGTCGGCACCATCCGCTACGCTCCACTCAGCAGCATACAGCGTCCGGCTGTGGAAGTAGAGCTTGAGGTCATAGTCCAGATAGCAGATGAATCCGCAGGCCTCAGCGAGTTTGGAAAATCCTTCATATACCGACTTGTTTGAGATGGCGATCTCATCCATGAGGTTGCCGCCTTCGATATAGCCTTCGGTGACGCCTTCCTCACCCAGGTACTCGCTCAGGATCTCTCTGACAGCGTCACCTGCGAGCTTGTCTTCAGCTGCGTAATCCACCATCCGCCAATCCAGGATCGAAGAGAGATCAGCCGCTTCAATCGAATGGAACTTGATGGCCGTGCCTGGTATCCGAATTGTCTGGCAGCTTTGCACCACGCCCATGAAGCGGATTTCATTGTCTAGATTTCTGATATGCACTAGCTGCCGCTCATAGAAAGTGTATGCCCCGGATGCATCGTACACAGTGAAGCTGGCGGTGGACCTGTGATCGGCATTGTGCTCGATGTTCAAGCCGGATTCATTCAGCCACAGGTGGCCGATTCCGGCCCAATCGTCATCAAGCAGCACAGAATCATTTTCCAGCAGCTCAGCATCATTCTCCAGGAGAGTGGACGTATAGAGATCCGTGGTGCCCACCGTGACCAGTGGATCAGGCATTATAGCTCCGCAGATATCGCTATATAGGCATTTACATCATTCTCCGCTGCGAACTGGTAGTTCCGCCAATCCGCAAGCGCATCCGTCATGGTGGATATCAGGAGCGTGACATATTTCCCTGCCGTATATGCCTCCAACGAGATGGCATTGCATGTGTATATCGTTGTTCCATCATAAAGGCAAAAAGTACCGCTCACATCTATCGATATTGCAGCACAGCGCATTTCAGGATGGAAAACCATGATCTGTGCGTTTCCGTCCGCGCTTTTAATTCCGGTACCTAATCGGTGATAGGTCTTGCCCGCCGCGCCATCCTTCCAGTAGAAATACGTGCAATGAGCCAACTCTTGCTTGTAGTCGCGCGGGAGAAATGGGAGGCACACGGCACCGGCATTAAGCTGCACATCTGAAATATATAGCAAATCATCTACCGCTGCATCGGTATCGTCTACCCAGAGGAAGATTGCCAGGTTGGACATGCTGGCTGTATCGATGCTGATGTTTTCGATATTGTAGGTAGTCCAGGTATCGGCCACGAGTGCCAAGTTTGCGGGTACGTTCTCCGCCGTCCAGTTTGCTGCCAACGTGGGGTTCGCTCCTTCTGCCCCCCAAGATGCAACTACGTCGCTGGTGACAACATCTGCAGTAGACGACCAAGACAGCACTGCCACCCGGATATTCTCGATGACCTTCCCCGTCACTGTCCGGGCCTTGAATTGCAGGCTGGCTGTCTTCCCTGCGTATCGAATAGAATCCTTACTTTCGATGATTTGCAGAATTCCAAATTTCTTGTTTTGTGTCTCGACTTCGAACTTAGCGGACGCGGCGCCGCCTGTTGGTACGACTGATGCATCCTGGCTGACATCGACAATATCATTTCCATCAGAAAGCAGTATCCAGCGATCTATTAAGTACGTGTCGTCGGAATTGGCTGGCGTAGTTGCCGAGGTGAACACCGTTGCCCTTTGAGATATCTGGAAAGAGCCGTTTACTAATGCCTGGCGATATACGCCGTCCGTCATCAGATCGGCCCAGGAAAGCCCCGCGGCCTGGGCTGAATCTGCTATGAGAGTCTGCCCATTGGTGCCGACTCCGAGCCTTGCCGGTGTGCTGGCGGCAGTCGCTGCCCACATATCCCCCTTCGTGGTGAGGTCGGCTTTGAGCGGCACCGCCGTAACTGGCCAGACTTGCCGCCACACTGCGCCCCCAGTGGATGCATCCACGCACTCCCAAATGGCCGTCGTAGTGTACCATCTGCTGCCGGTTGCATAGCCTTCGCTATCATCGTTGTATGCATCCGGATCTAGCGCCCCGGCATTCCAATTGCTTTTTGCTAGATAGGCATCTATGATATCGGCATTCGTATTGAAATATGAAATCAGATTGGCGCGGGTAGAGACTCCCGCGACAAGTTTCTCCAGTGCTATTCGTGTAGTCGTCATCTTACCGGCACTGCTCCATTCAGTTTCAGTTGTTTCACTACTCGATCCATTAGGGCATTAGTGACTTCCTTCCCATCCAGATACCAGCGGTGCTCTGTGTGATCTTCTATGACGATTGGCCGTGATCCTGCGCTACCCAATCCGGCATCGGCGAGCGACAGGAACATTCGCGTGAGCTTGGCCGGAAGAATCAGCTCCGGCCCGGCCTCGCCTGCTATCACTTTCTGCGGTCCGTCGTCTATCAGTGCCCCACGAGCGGCGAAAATCCAGGGCAACTGATAGCCTCCGCCTCCACCGCCTCCACCAATGTAGCGATCATCCAAAGGCATGATCGAATCCCGAACGGCCCGATTGTAGTCAGGGCATCCGCCCCCCAATGGGCATGGGCCCGTAGTGGTCTGTCTGTATCCATTAGTTGACCAATCCCCGGTTGGCGCTAGCCAATCGTCATCGCCGCCGAAATTCCAATCCATGTACCCGCCGCCTCCGCCGCCACCGCCATATCCGCTATTGATGCTGGCATTGATGTTCACAGATACATTTATCTTGGCCAGTTCCGTTGCAATTTCAGTGCACGCCTCTTGTATCTGTGTCTGAGCTTCGGATAGATCTGCGAGCATCTGGTCCCAGGTTTCGGCCCACTTTGTAGCCCATGCAGTCAGCGCACCTTCTGCATTGAGAATCATCTGGTTTATCGCGTCAACCGTGCTCGTTCCGGCGTCCGTCATGGCGGATGTTAGTCCGGTTTTGACCTCATCTACATAGCCCGATATGCTCGGCCACATCTCTGAGAAGGCGGACTTCACACCTGCCAGTATCTCCTGGAAGGAAGTGATTGAAGTATTGCGGACATCGATGATGGCTTGCCAAGCGCTGTCGCGAAAAGTTGTAACCTCGGCGGTCAGCACTGTATTGATCTGCTTCCAATAGGTCGCGCCCTCGCTTTTGATTATGCCCCAGGATATCCTGAAGAAATCTTTCAGACTGTTTATGACTCGCTGCACCTGCTTGCTCATGCTGGCCAGGCCTGTGATGCTGAAATAAGCGGCCATCGCGTCAGGATCTACAGCGGCAGCAGTGCCACCGGTTGCCGTGCCCTCTGCGAAGCCCCTGACCCCATAGGCTCGCAAGGCTGCATAGAGCAGATCCCACCGCTTGGTTTTGGTGGGGATGACAAATTCGGGATTGGCTGGACCATCCTCACCAATGACGGCCAGCTCCGGCCCGCTGGTCACCGTTCCGCTGGCGTATAGGTGGCCGAACGGATTCTCTGTGAATAGTTTGGAAGCGGCTGAGCTTACGGCGCTGGCGGCGCTCCGAAGCGATCCCGCGCCCGTGCTCAGCGCGCTACCTGCATCCGATCCGCCCGACCTGATTGCGCTACCGGCGTTGTAGCTTTTTGTGAGGATGTCGGATGCCCCTAGGCTCAGCTTCGAGGCAGCGTTCCCGGCACCGTTCTGGATGGCAGAGCCTGCGTATGTGCCCTTGAGCTGAAAATCACTGGCAGCGGAGTTTATCTTAGCAGCCAGAGCGGCCCCGGCGCCGCCCGCGCTGGTCTGGATGGCTGAGCCTGCATACTGTATCTTGCTCTGCAGGCCACTGATAGCGGCAGATACCGCGCCGGAAAAGCCTGATCCGGCCACCTGCACGCGATCATACAGAATCCCGCCTGCTTCGGTGAATCGCTGCTGAGCCACCTGGCCGATGATGGCTATCTCCTTTCCGGCACCGGTCAGTCCTATCTTGACGCTTCCCGCTCCTATCTCAGAGCCTATCTTGATGGCGTTGGCAGCTTCTTTTGATCCGCCGATGAGGGTACGATATAGCTCCTGCGCTGCTGATTTTTCGGTCGACGCGGCAACCTTCGCGGCTTCAGTTGTGGTGGCCGCTGCTTCTTCCGCAGCTTCCGTTTCGATCTCAGCTTCCTCCTCGGCAGCAGCGATCTCTATCTCTGCCGCTTCTTCAGCAGCGGTCTGGTGAGCAGCGTCATACTCTTCCTGGCCTTTCAGGAATTCGGACATGATTTTTTCCATGTCGGCTGCCGTCAGAGTGGCCCCAGATTGCTGAGCCTCCCGGAGCTTGGCTTGGACTCCTGCATAAGATGCTCCGGACTGCCCCATCTGGCGCGCCCAATCGGTAGCCTGCACGCCGCCTGAGCTGGAAGTGAGCCAGTATTTTCCGCCTGCCCAATAGCCAGATGCCTTGCCGCTGCCACTGGCGCCTTTTGTTCCTGGAATGGCATCGACTATAGCAGATATGTCCTCGCCTGTAGTCGAAACAGCATACGTCAGAGAGCGAGTTTCACCATCCTTCGGCAGCGGGTCGCCATCCAGCCAGTCCTTTGTGACAGCTATTGTGGTGTCGAAGTCTGAGGCTTCCCAAATACCTTCGGCGTCCTTTCGCCACTGGGTAGCCTGTGCGATGATGCTATCTCCGGCCCCTTCCCATGCAGAGTTCATGGCTCCGCCGATGATCTCCAGGATGGCTGCGCCTATTGTGCCCTTTCCAGCAGTCAGAACGGTATTGGCGAAGCCTACTACGAAATCATAGGCCGCTTTGAGTGCCGTCTTCCCGAAGTCTATTGCAGAGTGGAATAGCGCCGAGAAATTGCTGCCTATCGAGCTGCCGTTGCTCTTCCAGTAGTCGGCGATCTTGTCATAGATCCATTTTCCAAGATCTACGACCCCCTTCACAACTGAATGAGCGAAGCTCTCGCCGAGCTTCTTCGGACCGTCCTCTGCTATCCAGCTATCCCATCCAGTCTTGATTTTCTCGTAGATTGACTTGGCATAGTCAGCAACTTTTCCGAGCCCGGCCTTGATCTTGTCTCCAATCTCTTTTCCAGCCGTGGCAAAATCCACTGAGCTGATACCGGATTTGAATTCCGTCCAAAATTCTTTCAGCTTCGCTAGACCGGCCTTGATCTTCTCGGATATGGAGCTTCCGGCGCCGGACCAATCAGCCGAAGTCAGGTAGTCCCAGACTTTCTGCCCAATGTCTGCCAGGGCCACGATGGCATCCCGGATGGCCTGACCGATCTTGAAGCCTACGGTGCCCCAATCAATACTGTCAAAATATCCTAAGATGGTGCTGCCCACATTCGACAGCCCCTCGATCGCAGAATCCCAGGCGGATACCAGTGAGTCCCATACGCCGCCCCAATCGATTTCTGCGAAATAATCATAGATGCCTTCTGCATAGTCGATGACGGAATCGATCGCAGAGCTGATAGAGTCAAGCAGAGCCGTTCCGATGCTGCCCCAATCGACTGCTTGCAGGGAATCGAGGAGATCCCCGCCCAGACTCTTTAGCTCGCCCCAAGCGGCATATATGCCTTTGGTGACATATTCGCCCAAAGCCCCCCAATTGACGCCCTTGAGCCAGCCAACGAGCTGCCCACCAAGATCCTTGAGCTTGGACCATCCAGCCTTGATGCCTGAGGATATCATCTCTCCGACTTTGGACCAGTTGCCTTCTTTGATAGCGGTGTAGAATTCCCGGATGGCAGGCGCACCGGTGCTAGAGAACCAGTCTAGCGCGCCCCTGAGGGATGGCTCCAGATCCTTTCCCATGGCATATGCCAGAGAGCTTGCTGCCCCCATAGCAGCATCGAGTGATCCTTTCAGGCTGTCGAGCATCATCTTTGCCATCGATGAAGCAGCGCCCTTGGAATTCTCCAACTGGGCCGTCAGATCCTTCACGGCGGCGCTCTGTTGGGCAGACGAATATACGATTGCAGCGCCTTCTTTCCCGAAGATCTCGCCGAAGTCGTAGATGTCCGCGCCTTTCGCCACGAGAAGATCCAGAGTCTCGCCGAATGAATGCGTCTTCGGATTGATCTGATCGTACGTAATGCCAAGCCTTTCCAGGGCTTCGCCTTGTGGCTTGGTGATGCTGGTCAAGGCCATCATGGCCGTTCTGAGAGCGGTGCCTGACTTCTCACCGCCATAACCAGCATCGGCCAGCTTAGAAACGCGGGCAGTCAGCTCTTCGAAGGACATCCCGACGCCTTTCGCCACAGGCCCGGCCTGCTGCATGGCATAATCAAAATCCGTCATGCCGGCGGCGGACTTCCCGGCAGCGGTGGCGTATACGTCGGAGATCCTGCCAAGATCGTCGACGCCCATCCCGAACTGATTCATGGTGCTCATGGCCAGGCCGGCGGAAGAACTCAGATCGTAGTTAGTGGCTGTGGCCAGGGCGAGAACATCCCGCAGATCAGCTGCGGAAGCCGAAGCCACGTCGAATCGTCCAGCAGCTAGATTGGCGCAAGCCTGAGCTATTTGGGTAGGATCGAATGCGTTTGTGTTGAGCTGGCCAAGCTCATCGGCCAGGCTCATCACATGCTCCTTCACGCCGGTGAAGGCTTCTTCCATCGACTTGCCGCTGGCCTGAGCGATGGCGGAGAGATCCATCTTGCTAGCAGCATCAGCGGCGGCGCTCTCGATGTCCATGTAGGTCTTGGCACCCACGGTGGCCACGCCAACAAGAGCCGCACCGGCAGCGACCGCTCCGGTAGTCAGAGCCGAGCCGATAGCAGAGCCTACGCTCTTGGCCTTGCCTTCCATAGCATCCACTGCACTGGAAAACTTGGATTTGGCGCCAGACAACCCAGAGTCTAGCTTAGAGTCATCCAGGCCCAGTGTGGCGTATGCGCTCCCGACTTCCGCTGATGGCATTATTTCTCCTAAAATATATTTCTAATAAATCTATGATCGTTAACAATACAAATAAAATTCAAAAGTGGCCAAGGGCTTTCGCTGTATTGATCGCCTTGGCCGTTTTGGAATCTACTTTCTGTTTTTTTGTGACCGGATCGGTCTCTGGATAGAAGCGTTCGAATTGTGGCGCATGGGCCGGATCATGCCAGATCCAGCCTAGCTGATTGACCAGGCGATAATCTCTCGCTGCCTGGTCTCGCCTGGCGTCGTTATAGGCCTCTATCTTCCAGTTGATCTCTACTGGAGTGCTGCTGAGGAATTCCTCGGCACTCATTCCCAGGAGGCCTATGCAGAGCTTTGGGGTTTCTCTGGTCCAGTCGTCCCAGGTCCAAGTCCCTCTTCCGCTAGCTTCTTGGCCGCCCTGGCCTGAGCCAAGATCCTGGCCTCGTTGATCCTGGCGTACTCCTCCACTTTCGTCTCGTGGCTCTTCGCCGCTTCCGCTTCCTGAGCCTTCTTCCCCTTCTCCTGGAGCTTTTTTGCGGATGCCCCCAGCACATTCAGCGCAAGAGCGTCAGCCAGGAGTTCCATGAGCGCCTCCTGCTTCTCGCCTGCGTCGGCCTCTCCCTGCTCTAGGTACTCTTGCCTGAGATCGGCGGCCTGGTCGAAGTCGATCTTCTTGGCCCCGGAGCCGTCCCACTCCAAGCCCTTCTCGATTAGGTAGATCTGTACATCCATATCGCCCATGAGGTCGAGGATCTGCATGGGACTCTGGAATTTCTTGATCTTGCTGCCCTCTGGGAGAAATCTCTTTGGGCCGTTGTTCCTGATGTCCTGTTGCTGCTTGTTCGTATAGCGTAGATGGAATTCCTTGTCGCCTACGGCGAACGGTGTACTTACTGCCATATTTTTTCAGCTCCCTCTAATATTCTATGATTATTATCAATATGTTTCTGCCATAAAAAGTATAGCTGAGGGAGCCCGGTCCAGGATGTGCCACAGCGCACCCCATCATCCCGGACTCACTCAATTGATCACATGGTGGAGCGGATACTTCGCCCCGACGACAGACAGGCCAGCCTTCAGCAGATCTGCCGGGCCGCCCTGCCAGTCTATCGATTCGATCTTCCCGAAGCCGACGAACATATCCCCGGTGCTGATGTAGTCCCCGTAGAACCTGAAGGCTACAACTTCACCCTGTAGGGCGTCGAAGTCGATCTCATCCAGGCCGCCTGCAAGGGTGTACGGGCCAGAATCGGCCACCACACCTGAGCCATTTTCACCAGAGACGAGCTCCGCCCTCATCCCGAGGGCCCGGAAATCTGCGTTGTTGTTGAGGGCGGCCACCACTTCCAGAGCCGTGCTGATAGGACTCCCCATGTCGGTATCGAGAATGACGACGATATCATCATCAGTCGCCGATACCGAAAGGGCGGCTGCGTCCGTGTCCTGGAAGTCGATGGTAGCGCCGTTCCCCGCCAGGCCGCCTGTCTCGTGGATGATCCTGACATGGCTGTTGGCCACGCCGCCGGAACTGGATATCTCAGCGCACTGCTTCCCATAGAAGCACGAGAGCGAGCTGCTCCAATCCTGAATAGTGCCCTTCCTGGCCACGGCAGTATTGCCGAAGATCGTGCATTCCTGAGTGGTGCGCTTTTTGGCGAGCTTATTTTCAGCACAACCGAGTAGCACGGTAGGCGTGAGGTACTTCCCGCTCAGGCATTGGACGGTATCGTCACTATTGAGCGGCGTTGTAATCTCGATGTAGCCAGCGCCGTACCAGACGGTGTAGCCGGAAGCGGTGATGGTGACCCAATCGCCAGCACCGTGCACCTTTTTCTGGAAAACGGGCGCGGCAGTGTCCGTCATGATCCGCTTTGCCGCGGCAGTGATCCGGTAGACTGTGTACCTGGGCTTGAAGCTCCAGCGGGCCGTGTAGAGATTGACCTCTTGCATGGCCTCGCTGGAGTAGTTGCTCTCCGATCCGGCCCCATGCAGGACTTGCACATAGGAGCCGGGCAAAGGATTGAGGCTCATGATCTAGCCTCAGCTGACGACGATTCCACCGGACACGGAGAGAGAAACCTCCATGGTTTGTTCGTCGGCAGGCCCCCCAGGGAACGAGAGCTGCGATACTCCAGCAGTGGCAGTGAATGTCATGCTGCCCTTGGTGATGACGTATTGTACCTGAGTATTATTCTGGTCACTGGTAATGATGGCCTGCTGACCCGCGTCTGCCGGATCGTAGACGAAGGTCAGGCTCAGATCAGCATCTTCCAACAGGCCCATCCGGCGAACGGCGCTGTCATTGTCCACCGTGATCTCTTTCTGATTCCGCTTCTTGACGGGCTTGGCGTCCTTGAGCCCCAGTGCAGTCACTCCTCCAACAGTTACTCCCAGACTCGCCCTTTCGGGTGCTAGTACCATATTTGTATCATCTCCTATGTGCTACGTGTTACTTTGAACTCTATTGAGAAAATATGCAGGCCGTTGTCGTCAATCCAATAATCCGGCGCCCTTCCATCCCAGATGCAAGTGACCGCTCCTGATAGATTGTCTTTCTTGTGGAGCAGTGTCTTGATGGCCTGCGCCCTGGCTTCCGCCGTGGCGAGATCTGCATCCCGAACCTGGATCTGTACGTTAGGCTTCTCAATGTCTCCGCCACTCACGATGTAGCTGGAGCCGCCCCCTGGAATGATGCAGATTTGAGGGATGGTCGAGCTGTCGAACCGGTAGGCCCTGAGGTTGCTGTATCCGGCAGCAGTCAGGACGGCGGCGATATCAGAAGCAAACGTCATACCAGATACACCACCCGCATTGAGTCATTGAGCCGGATGATCTCCCCATTGAACTCCTCTGCATACGCATTTCCAGAATCGTTGAACGCTGTCCTCGCCAGGATTACAATCTTATGGGGAGGGGGGGCTACATTGGGAGGCTGAGCGTCATCAGGGCCCGCCTCATCCAGTATCGTCAGACCGAACCCCAGCACCGCCGTAAGCGATGCCAGGATGGTCAGGCCTTCTTTCCAGTTCATATTGTCGCATTCTCCGGGATGAGCTTCGCGGGGCCTACACTGGCGGGCAGTGCATCCGAAAACGTAGCGCAGAAGCCGAGCCAGTCCTCTGGCGTCTTGATCGGCTCCGAGACATTCAGATATGAGCGGAGGATGTACTCGCCTGCCGCGTCCATCTCAGTTTTAGTCAGAGGCTTGCCAGTCTGACCATTGATGATCCTGCCTCGGAAGGTGGCATTTCCGTCCATGAGCACCAGGGAGTCCAGGCTTTGCACGCCGGTTTCCATGCTCACGGTAGACTCACCGCTGCCGGAGAAATCGCCGCTGATCTTGGTGGCCTGATAGGTATGCTTGTATCCGGCACCCGATGCCTTCACGACATATTGATCTTTGTAGCCGCCCTTGGCACCGGATACTATGAAACTGGTTGAAAATGTTTGAGCACTTTCGTTCTGCCAATCCCGGCTCATCTCATAGGCGATCACGCCGCCGTCGCTCATGGCCCGGTCAGAAGCCGATTTGCTGTAGCTGCTGTGATCGAATTGGCCGATGCCTGAGAACTTCTCCTCGATTAGGTTGGCCTGGCCCGATTCGCCGATGGCTATCACCGCCAATATGAGGCAGATGAATGCAAGAAAGCAGGAAGCGTAGAAATATTTTCGAATGTCGTTGGGCGTGAAAAGTTTCATTCTGCCTCCTTTGGCAGGATCAGTGATTCTCAATGGCGTTCTGGCAGGAGCGGAGGGCCTCGCGGGTTTGCTGAAGTTCGCTCTGGAGTTTCAGGTTCTCAGATCGCGTTTTCTGCAGCTCTTCCGTGAGCGGCCCCACTTCCCGGAATTTCAGTGCCAGCCAACAGAAGGCTAGAGCGAGCACAATCAGGGCTATGATAGTCCACATTTAGCTCGCCTTCTTCATGACTATCTTCTCGCCGCCACTCCATTTCCGAAGGGCTGCAATCATCGGAAAGAGTACGGTGCCTATCGCAGCTATCTGTTCTACAGACAATTGGATCAGGCCGAATGAGGCCGCCAGTGATGCCATTGTGCCCAGGAATGCTATTAGCATAGTCTGAGACTCCCAAGGATATTGTTCATCTGCCATATCAGTACCTCATGCATCGAGCCACCAATGGCTCACATGATCTATTATTGACATCATTATTCAAAAAGAGTTATTTGTTAATATGTTTCTCAACATACGTCTTTAATTCGCCCTGATGTGCTTCCACTGCTCGCGATATGAATTTGGCGTGGCCCGTGGTGTGATTCAGTGTCATATCCTGGTGCTGCCTGAAAATATAAGCAGCAGCCGCGCCTCCGCCGCCCACATAACAGCGAGAGTTCTTGTCGTCGCGCTCCACTCCTAGCGAATTCCTCATGGTGCCGCCGTGCTCCAGCGCCACCGGGCAGCCTTCTTTCGCTTCGGTCAGGATCGGCCCGCGCGCCAGCTCCTCTACGCCGTCCATAGCTCTGTCATGGGCGGACTTCTTGAAGGCGGAATGATTCCACTTGATGTTTGCCATACTTCCTCAAGTATATATCACAGTTGCATAGGCCCCGCCTTTTTCATCCCACTTTTTTTCTATCTTCAGGATCGGTGGATTCTTCCCGCCGTATGTGATTTTGGCGCTATCGGCAATCGACGGATGCCCATCGAGATAGATCTGCAGCGAGGAAACAGCCGCAGTGCCGTTCTTGTCGATGATGTTTTTCACCTGCTCCTTGGCGTGGCAGGCATAGGTCACAGCCGATCCGTAGACCGGCCCGTAAAGGCCGGTGCTGCTCACGGCCTGGATGGAAACCGACTGTGCCATTTCGTCGGGGAAGTCATCGGCAAGACTCATCCGTCGCCTCTGATGATCGTCTTCCGCCTGACCATGCCCACTGCCATCTGATTGAGCTTTTCATCACAGATGCTTCGTAGATATCGAATATCAGCTTCCGGCCACGTGTTCATGATGGCTCGCCAGTCCAAATCACTCATCTGCATCCCAGTCAGGCCTCCCTAGATCTGTGTGCTCCATCTCTATCGGATATCCGGCCACATCAGCCACCGTGCCCGATTCCGGCACCGTGTAGCTGGCATTTTCTCTGGCCGCTTCGTCTTCCAGAGCAGCGATCACATTCAGCATGGCCTTGTGGCGCTGGCTCCTGCTCGTTTTTAGGCCGTCAATGTCCTTATCGAACTCCCTCGCGAGCTTCGCGGCTGCTGCTTTTGCGGCCTTCAGAGCGCCGCCAGCGAGGTCGTTCCCGGCCTGAGCATAGTAGAAAGCGATCGCCTCATCACTGAGTATCGGATCATTAGTGACATCGGTGTCCCCGATCATGTCCCGGATCTGGTCCCGGATCAGGGAGAAGTCGGCGGCGAAGGTATATGTCGGCGCGGTCATAAAACCTCATGAAAACGGCCTACGGCCAACGAACAACGTTCAAGCGGGCTCCGCGAGGAACCGTCCGCCGACCTCAGAATTCGCAGTCCAGGGCCAGAAACCCAGACTCCGGCACCGCGACCCGCAATTCGTCCCATTATACCAACTGTCGCCGAAAAGCGGTTCTGTGTAGCCATACGTGCCCTGTCTGAACAGAGAGCCTTTCGCGCCTGGTAGATCGTACCAGGTGAATGCCGGTGCTACATCGGCTGACGCGGCCCCGCTCGTGATGGTCTCCGGATCTCCGGATGCTACTACCTGGTGCGTATGCGCCGTTGCGCCATCGAATCTGTAGCCTCCTCCGAGGCCCCACTGGTATAGCCCGCCGCACATCATAATCGCACCTATGTAGGAGATCATGCTTCTGCCATTGGTATCGAGAGGGAAGATGCAGCTTACTGGATCGCTTGATCTGGCTATGTTCGTCTCTTCATTGCCACCGTATGCAGCATTTTGGAATTCGTGAGGATATAGTAGCCGCTTCCCCTGCAATCTTCCATACTCGGCAAAGGAAAACCAATCGACCGTATCTTTTATTGTAGCGTTGAACACCGATGTGCATGAGCTGCCCGTGCCGCTGGCCAGGTGAATATCTATCCACTGCTTTTTTACTCCATCCCAGGGAGTTAGAGAATTCTTGACCATGCCCTGCCTCAAGTCACTGCTCGGACGGTCCCAGAGATCCCAGATGGAATTGAAAATTATCGATCCCATCTCATGATTCTTGTAGGGATGGTTGGCATCTAAGTTCTGGCAAGCATTGGCCATGCAGGTCCATGTGATCGCGTCATCTACTATCGTTTCGCCTGCGGTTGTGGGCCAGGTCGGCTCGGCTGAGGCATGAGTCTTGTAATCGCCTGACCTGGCCGTGCACTTATACAAGAGTTTATTTGTGCCTGGTGTCGTGGGCTGGA